CTTTAATGGTATGGTTGGCAGTAGTGCTAACGCTTACAAGAAACTATATCCTAAAGTATCTGGTGCAATACTTAAAGGTGATGATGTCACCATAGAATATACAAAGATAAACCTTGGTGGTGAAGATAACAAAGCTAAAGACCACATGATACTAGCTGATACTGTATATGAAAAACTTGAAGAGATAAATGGAAATGTTATCAAAACAAATGCCATGCTAAGAGGTAGACTTATTACATAATGTTTGAACGATTCAAAAGAAAAAGAAACGAGGATGGTACATTCAAAATGGATGTTAGGTGGACACCTTGGAACGAAGCCTGGAGTTATAAAATGAATGAAGAACTAAAAGATATGTTAGAGAGAGCTGTATGGACTTTCATAGAAGCCTTTCTAGGTGCATTAGTTATCAGCCCAATGGTAGGAATAGAGGCATCAGCCCTTGAAATTGCTGCTATATCTGGTGGTGGTGCTGCATTATCAGTCATAAAGACATTCGCAAAGAAAAAAATAAGTTAAACCTTTAATTGTCATACCATCTCTGTATACTATTGGTAACAGGGAACAGGAGGTATGATGCCCAAGAAAAAGAAATATACTGGTGAACAACTAGGTAACAACTTCTACAAGTCTGGTTGGCAACCTGGGTATGACATCAATCCACAAACAGGTATGGGTGAGCTTACGCATGTAGGTACTGACCCCAACTATCACAATAAATATGATGAGATACTTAGCGATTGGGGATTTGACCCTAAGAAGTATGAGATTGTAGGCACAGTTCGTGCATCATCATGGAATACACAGTTAAAAGGTGGTCAAGTAGAAACATTCTTTGCTTTTAAAGGCATTGTAAAGCAGAAAGTACCAGGTCACGACAAGTATTTCCAAGAATTATTTAAACAAGCTAAGAAAAAAGCACCAGTTAAGACTAAATATAGTGGTGGCGATACAGCCTTTATGTTTTTTATGGCTGATTGGCAGCTAGGTAAGAAAGATTATGGCGTTGAGAATACCCTTAAACGCTACGAGGTTGCCCTACAAGATGCAGTAAACAGGATTAAGGAACTGCGTAAGGCAGGTGTTGCTATCAATGAGATATATATGGTAGGACTTGGTGATTTAACAGAGAATTGTTATGGATTCTATGACTCACAACCACATAATATAGAACTTACTTTGATAGAGCAGTACGCACTAGCAAGAAGTCTTATTATGAAAACAATAGATACCTTTCTACCACTTGCTGACAAGCTAGTACTAGCAGGTGTACCAGGTAATCATGGTGAGATGTCAAGGTCTGCTAAAGGACAAGTCACAACTAATAGATTAGATAACTCTGATACTATGCACTTACAGATATGTGAAGAGATAATGAAAGCTAACCCTGCAAGATACAAGAAGGTAAAGGTAGAAATACCTACTGGTTTTCATCAAGTATTAGATGTTAAAGGTGTAAAGGTTGGTATAACACATGGTCACATGAGTGGTGGTGGTGGTAACGCAGAAGCTAAGATAGAATCTTGGTGGAAAGGTCAGATGTATGGATTCTTACCAGCTGGTGAGTGTGAGATTCTAGTTACAGGTCATTATCATCACTTCAGAGCTAAGCAACAGGGAGATAGAACTTGGTTTCAGTCACCATCATTAGATAAGAGTATAGATTTTACTGCTCGGTCTGGTATGTGGTCACATCCTGGTGTCTTAACATTCACAGTAAACAAAAAAGGTTGGGATAACCTAAGAATTGTGTAGTTTCTGTGCTACATAGTGCCACTCATAAAAATACTCCCCTTAAAACGAATCCTAAGAGGAGTAAATGCTCAATGTTTATAGGCTTTTTAGCTGAAAATAATCTGGTCCATCATGAAACTTTTTTAGTGTAGATTCAGGTAATTTTTTAAGCAAACTATCTATCGTAATAAAATCTGGTTCTTTTCCTTGTATACATACAACAATAAAATAGTTTGTTGCATAGTTCTCACACATCAAAGATTCAAATAAGATGTAATGTTTTAAGTCATTAAGTTTTATTTTGTAACTTGATTTAATTTCACAAAAGAAATGTTCTTTGTCATTGTATACAAAGTAATCAGGAAAAGATTTTATTAAAGGATTCATCTTACCCCATTGTGGTATAGGACTAGACTTAAAATCTGGAGTATCATTTAAATGCAATCTTCTAAACTTTATATCTCTGCTCTTACAATAAGATTCAAATATATCTTCAGCAAAATCTATATAGTTACCTGCTCTTTCCTCGTACCCTAACTCATTATGCTTTCCTGTTTCACTAATAATTTTCTCTGTCATTACTCCTCCTCTAAGTTGTACATGGTGTACTTAACTGTAAGCTCTGTACCTGCTTCTATATCTTGCAATGTATAAAGATGTCGTGTCATATTACCTTGTATCTCACAGTTAGGTCTGTCGTTATGATTAATAAAACCACCAAGTGGTGTACGCAGTAAGTTGTTCGGCTCTCCATACCATTTAGCATGAGTCATTCCTATAACTTCATAAGCAGGTATATCTTTAATTGCAAATAGACCTAAACCCTCTATCTTGCTTGGTTGTATGGTCAAGTAATCAGGTAAAGGTCTATACATTATTCTTCCTCTTGTGTTACTTCTTCATTAGTAATAGTCATAGGATATAGGGGTAGGATTGCAGCAATCTCTTGCTTACCATCTGCTTTATTAAATATAATTGTTTTAAAGCTACCTCTCTTCTCTAATTCTGCTAGTAGTTCTAGCATATTTACCTTTGATAGGTCTGTCATCTCATCTCCTTTTTATTATTTGTTTTTTAACTGTATCAGTTTCACAAGGTAGTCCATCTATGTGATGTCTATACTTCTCATTACATACCATGCACTGCTCGTACCTGTTATAGTCAAACTCTACTATTGCCATAAGTGATTGCAAGTTTAGTGCAACCTGTCTAGCTTTCTTATCTATCTCCTTAAAAGATGTCATCTTGTTGTTCTTTATATACTTTCTGCTCATCTAATGTACTAATCAAAGCGTTGCAAGTAGCCCAAGTCCAAGCGTGTGGATTGCTATCACTTGTTAGCTTGTATCGTGTTGCACAAAAAACATTACCCTCGTTGTCGTAGTAAGTTTGTGTATTTGATTTGCATAAGTAAGGTGCTTTGTGGGTAGTGTCATACCCAGCAGGGATGTCAAAATTGTAATCAGGGAATCTTTTTTTAATTCTCTCTACTAATTTTTTTAAACCCTCGTTGCTACCTATTTCTTCTAAAGCCATTTCTCAAATGGGAAGTCATCTCCACCTATCCACCAACCTTTACCACAACCATCTTTGTCTGCACCATAGTTGTCACAGGCAAAGTCTGGTATCTTAGCAAACTTAGGGTCACTATTCTTTTTCTCTCTGTTATCTACAACAGTATCAAACTTGTTACATGATGACTCTGGACATTGCATTTTAGTATCGCTGATGTCTGTAGTAACTGCACTTAATAACTCTGCGTTGTTATTCATTGAGTCGCCAAAGAAACTAAGAAAGGTTTTCATCTCATCATCTGACCAATCATCTACCTCTTTACTCATGCCTTCTTCAACGCATTTGTCATAAGATGTTTTCTTTAACTCACTTCTTATCTGCTTATCAGGACACATTCCCTCTAAAATATCATTGAGTTGGTCCGATACAGAATCTTCTTCTGCACCTATCTCTTTAGCAAAGTCTTGCTTTGCTTTGTTCAATGCTTCTTGTTCTTCTTTCTCAATAACAATGTCTTTAACTCTACCTGTTTTTTGTATAGGTTGTGTTGTATCTTCCATATAGAAGTCATCAGTTCCACTCCACAACTCTACGCCTATTGCTGCTCTCATACAAGCTCTCTTAAATGCGTCACTCTCTGCAAGTTTAAGACACTCTCCTGTCGTTGCTCTCGCTAACGCAGGTGCTTCAACATCTCCTGCACCTTGATAAACTTTACCATCAATAGTTAACTTACCAATAGCACCTATGACTTTGTCATTAATAATAATAGGCTCAAACTCCCATTCATAGTCAACATCACAGTCGCGTAGTCGTTCAACATAGACTGCATGGTTTACAAATTTTCCGAACTTACCTTTGGGTGGGTCTTGTACTACTTCCTTTGGGAATGGTGCAAGTAATTTTTTCTTAGTTTCTTTATTCATTATTCCTCCTTAACTGTTGTACCAATTTAAAAAATCAGCTCTGTGTACTGTATTTTTTGTAGCATGACCACCTTTAAATTGACCTTTCTTTTTAGATTTCATAGCTCTCCTAAGTTGTCGTGAGCCAATAGTCATATTTTGTTTGTTTATATTTTTGTTTATAAACATATCTTCTGCTGATTGTAATAAATCATCAGGTTTATTGCTATTTTTCTTTGGATTTAAAGTGTTGTCACTCATTTATTCCTCCTCGTTTGTTGTATCAAGTATGCGATATACTCTCTGTCTTGTTATTCCTAATAGCTCTCCAATCTTTATGATGGATAGACCACTATTAAAACCTAGTGCTACTAATACTTTTCTTTGTTTAGTAAGCATATCAACTTCTGATTGTGCTGAATGTAGTAATCCTTTAATGTCCTTTAATCTATTTTGTAGATTCTTTGTGTTCAGTTCATCAAATATTTGTTCAACTTCTTTAATATCTTGCATTGTTTTCTCCTCTCTCGTATCTATTAACTCGTATTATATTCCTTATCTCTGACAATAAATCTACTATTGCACTTAAAAATATGTACAGTAATAAAGAACTTCCGATTGCGATTATAAATAAGCCAATGAATTGGCTATACCATGTAGTCATTTCCTCTCCTCTTGTTTTGGTTTACTTAACTTATAGTTTCAACTATGGGTTTTACTATGAACGCTGACATAGTGTTAGGGTCTTTTAGTTCCCTTACTTTACTCTGTGCCTGTTCAATAGTGTCAAATTCATACTCCATTTGACCACCATAAATTGAGATACTAATAACTTTGTAACTCATTTGACTTCTTTCGTTATCTATTGTCATGTTACCACCTATTGAATCATAAGTCATCATTATTATTCTGTTCCCTCTCTCGCTATGTCATCTAGCAATTCAGCTTTCTCTAACTCTTTGTGCAGAGATTGTAGGTACTTGTGATGTTGCTTAATAACATATCGTTGCTCATCATATCTTGTGTATCGTGTATCAGTCCATGAGCTTATGCTTCTTTTCTTTTCTGTGTTTATTCTGTTCAACTCATCTTGTAATCTATCGGATAAGAAATCCAACATCTCATAAGAATCTATATATCCTTTAAATAATCTAGCCATTATTTTTCCTCCTGTACTTCTGCTCCACAATCGTTACAAGTAAACTCACCTTGATAATCTGCTCTGCTAGAGTTAGTTATCTCGTTGCAATCTGAACAATGTGTCTGTTGTCTTTCTTCGCTTAACTCAATTACTTTAGCCATTATTCCTCCTTGTTATCTATTTGTTTGTTGCAAAATTCACATAGTATTGCTGACCAATTCATGTGACCT